TTGACGACGTTGCGGACACCTGTGCGCTACAGCTCCAGCTATGGCGTGGCATTCTCTCCCCTGAGCGGATGCAACGCTACCGTGAGTCGGAGGACAAGATTCTGCGAGGGCTAAGCAGCGGGAGGGTTGACAGGGCTTCAATAGCTCTCATGACCCCCTCTGAGATGGAGGACGCCGGCGTCGATCTGGAGGACTTCAGGTATGGCGAGTTCCAGGGAATTGAGCTCTCGTGATCGTTCATCCTGGTACGAATTTGTACAAGACATCGGCTCGCGAAGTGCTTGCCCGAATGGAGGCGCTCTTGCAGAGACGGATGAAGCTGATGATCTCCCGTCGGACGTTCCTGGTTGCGTGGTCCGCGTGCCGGAGGACACTTGAGCGTACTCCAGAGTATCAAGCGTTTCGTCAGTCGGTTCTGGTACGCGACAGGTTCCTATGCCACGCTTGTCATCGCCCTGCTCATACTGTGCATCATCGTCTGCGCGTGGCTCGTTTTCTTCATCTCACTCTTTGTCCAGCAAATGGGGAAGTGAGGTGCGATGACTGTCATGCGCTCGCACATCCTCACCTTCGCGCGTCGCGCAAGGTGGTGAACGCTGCTTAGGCTGCCCCGTCTGGGCAGGAGGGATAAGTGCCACTGAAGCACGGCAAGTCGCGTAAGGCCGTATCGGAGAACATTCGAGAGCTGCATAAGGGCAAGACCTACGCGCACACCCGAAGCGCCTTTGGCGCAGATCGGGCCAATGCCCAGGCTGTGGCAATCGCACTCAAAAAGGCCGGAAGGTCTAGGAGGAAGAAGTGAACGTATCCCCCGTAGCCCTGCTCGTCCAAGCAGTTCTGGCCATCGGCATCCCTATGGTCGCGACGTGGGCAGCGACTGCGCTGACCAAAGCCTACTCGGCTGTCGGCCGCTGGCCTGACTGGGAGAAGCGCCTGCTGGTCGCTGTCTACGCAGTATGTATGACCGGTGTCGGCCACGCTCTGGGCCTGAAGCTCCCAGAGGCCTTCGGAGCCCTAAGCTCCGCCGACGTCCAGGCGATCCTTAGCGCAGCGACCGCTATGCTGCTGCATCGCCTCCTGAATCCTCCCCAGCCCCCAGTGAAGATATGAGACCCGGCTCCGTGCAGCGGCGCCTTGGGGGGTGGGGGGGAGGGGCGGCTGCCCTCGCGCTCCTTCTTTTTCCCGGAGACCCCGCCTTTCACGATAGCCCCCGGGCTAGCTCTCTAGCCGACACGGCATTTCACTGGACGGTAGGGAGCAGAGTCCATACGGTCGGTCTAGTCTGCGCTCGTCCTGACACGCTCGTTACTGGAACTGGGACTTGCGGAACCGGCGGTGTGTTACGAGCTACTGGTGACAAAGGCACGATCGTCCGTGGGCCTGCTGGGAACTCGACGCCGTTCGGGTTGAGTTGGTACATCCACTACGATACGCCGCCGGACGGCTGGAGCACTCAGAAGTATCTCGCGCTTGACTCACTTGCTGGCGGCTCTCAGGTCGTAGCGAAGGTCACACTCTCGCTGAGCCAGATGCAGGTATTCCTTGGGACGACCACGAAGCTCGCAGCTACGCTAACGAATAGCATCGGAGCTGTGGTTCCGGGAACCGTAACGTGGACTGCGACTGGAGCTGCGAGCGTAGATACGTCCGGACGTGTCACTGCGACTAGCGTAGGTACGGGAACGGTAACTGCTACCAGCCAGAATGGAGTCAGCGGATCAGCCACTGTGACGGTGGTACTCGTGCCAGTACGCTCGGTCTCGGTCACGCCGGCTGTGGATACTGAGCCAGTGGGCAGCAGTGTTCAGCTCACTGCTCAGACGTTTGACTCAGCAGGGCATCTGCTAACGGGACGCGCAGTTACGTGGTCTGACTCGACGAGGAGTATCATCTCAGTATCTCCTAGCGGGATGGTAGGAGCGCTGTCTCCTGGGACTGGTCGCGCATGGGCGACAAGTGAAGGTCTCTCGGCGATGGGACTAGTAGTCGTTGTCCCGACAGTTGTCCCTCCTCCTGCTCAACTAGCTGCGCAGCTGCTGATCGTACCACCGGGGCTGACGCCTGGCCAAGGTGCTCGTGTCACCTTTTACGCGGTCCTTCGCGACTCAACTGGAAGTGTGTCCATAGGGGTCCACTCGACGTGGAGCTCTAGCGATACGACTGTCGCGAAAATTGACTCGAGCACGCAGCCCGTAGGGATATTCTTCGCTAACCCTGGAGTGGCTGTAGTAACGGCGAAGTTCGGCTTGCTGACTGCTACAGTCCCAGTGAACGTGATGAGAGTGTCTGTGTCCACACTCACAGTCCAGTTCGCGCCTTGTGTGGTAAGTCAGGTTGCTCCCACGACCTGTGGACCATACCCAGTAGTCAACAACGGAACTGGTGTTAGAGTCGGTTCCGTAATGCTTACCACAGGCCCATGAGCGTAGACACTGTGCGTGTCGAGAGGAGCCGAGAAGAGGCAACGCTGGAGGTAGAGCGTATGGCTAGCTGGTTCTACGAAATGAAGATTGTACCTCCGATGACGGAGGCGGCTACGTTCTTCATTCATCGCCGTAGGCTAGCGTTCTACTCGCGCGATCCTAAGGCTATGGACGTGAAATGACTCTACCAACGCCGCCGGACTCCGAGTTCGAGTTTCGCGGAGCGGAGGAGCCGAAGCCTCCTGAGTCTGTAGATGTGGACCGGACGGCTGAGCAGCCAGCTGCTGAGCCTACTCAGCGGCCGGATTTTCCTCCTCCTATCATCGAAGTCTCGGATGAGCGGAAGGACAAGTTCCTTATCTGGCTCGATCAGTGGATTCGAGACCTCGAGTCTGCGCAGGCAGATAAGATGAAGGACTGGTCGGATCAGGAAGACGACTACCGTGCACTGACTCCTGGCGCGCTGGAGTTCGAGCCCTTCAAGGGGGCTTGCAGGGACGTGATCCCCGTAGGCGCGATGGCCGTAGATCCGATTCATGCACGACTGAGCATTGGCATCTTCAAGCAGTCGCCGGTGTTCACGTTCAAGGCCTTGAAGAAAAACTACGCAAATCTCATCGACTCAGTACAGAAGTTCGTAGAGTTTTATCAGGACCATTATCTTAAGCTTCGCAAGGTCTCGAGTCCTCGGCTGCTCGAGGAGTGCAAGCTAGGGACGTGTGTCTTCAAGACGGTCTATGACGTAGACGAGTATCCTGTCCTGAAGTATGATGAAGCTTTTAAGGTCATCAAGGGCAAGGAGATTCGCTTCCGTGGGCCGCGAGTGTTCGGAATAAGTCTGGGAGACCTGCTGTTCCCTCCGAACTACGAAGACCTGCAAGACTGTCCCATCGTCGCTGAGCGTCAGCGTACTACGTATGAGAAGCTCAAGGTTCGCGAAGCGGCAGGGAAGCTGACGAACGTAGACTCTGTTAAGAACCTCCAGACAGTCGGCACTCGGACGGACCTCGAGTCTGCTCGTGAGCGCGCAGGCCGTCATGCGCTTAGGACCACATTCTCCAACGAGGTGACAGTATATGAGGCATGGTGCGACTACGACATTAACGGTGACGGACTCCCAGAGCATCTAGTCGTAACGTACCATAAGGACAACCGCGCCATTCTGCAGCTTCGCTACAACTGGTATTTCCATCAGCGCAAGCCGTACACGCTGATCGCGTATACGACGACTAACGACTCGCTGTACGGGCTAGGCATCCTCGAGATGACTAAGCCCTTCCAAGATGCCATCACGAGGCTACACCGCCTCGCCTCTGACAATGCGTATCTGGCTAATGTCAGGATGTTCATTGTCAGGCGAAACAGCGGCATAGAGAAGGTCCCTCGGCTCTATACGGGCAGGTGTTTCTTCGTAGACGAGCCAGCTAAGGACTTCATCCCGTTTGCGGTGAGCGACATCTATCCATCTACGCTCGCCGAGCGGCAAAACCTCTTCGGCATGCTCGAGAAGAGGACTGGCGTCAGCGACTACTTGACAGGCCGTGAATCTCCAGTGATTGGGACACGCGCGACAGCCACAAGTACTCTAGCGCTGATCCAAGAAGCCAAGGCTCGTGTCGAAGAGGTTCTGCAGAACATCAGGGATGGGTACGAGGAGATCATCCAGAACTGTGTCTCGATCTGGATTCAGTTCGGAACGAACGGAGTAGAGGATCTGATCTTTGGGGACGATCAGACTGCGAAGGACGTGAAGGAGTTCTTCAAGTCTGTAACGCAGGAGAACGTGAACGGGATGTACGCTGTCAGTCTCACAGTTACCGAGGCTGCCACGTCTAAGCAGGCTCAGCAGCAGATGCAGCTGGCGCTAATTCAGATCATGATGCAGTATCTCGAGAAGGTGCTGCAGGCTGGCGAAGCTGCGCTGATGGCGATGAAGCAGGGCCTGCCGGAGTACACGGAAATGGTCAAGGAAGTAATGAAGGCCGCGAGGGCCATGTTCCTTGACTTGACGAAGAAGTACGACGTGCCGAATCCAGAGGATTACATTCCAGATCTGGAGAAATACCTTGAAAATGCCGGACAAGGAGGGCAGCCTTCCGCAGGACAAGGAGGAGGCAATGGAGCTGGTGGACCTCCTGGAGGAGCTGGAGACGCATCCGGCGTACCTCTGGGTCGCGGCCCGTTTAGGGGACCAGCTGTCCCAAACCCAGCGACTCCTGGAAGCG